ATGGGTGAGTTTGATGTAACCTTTTATGCTGAAGACACTATTACAGCCACAGGTACAAAGCCTGTACATATGAAAACTTGTGCTGTAGATCCTAACGTAATTCCATATGGATCAAAGGTATATGTAGATGATTTAGAATTAGAACTAACAGCTGAAGATTGTGGAGAAGCTGTGAAAGGTGAGGTGATTGATGTATTTATAAACGGTACAGAAAAAGACACAGAAAAGTGGGGAAGACAACGTCATAACATATACATACAAAGGAGGTAACACATGAAGACATATTTGTTGATAACGCCAGATGGAGACAAATGGGTGTACAACACCAGAGATGAAGCTGAAAGAACAAGATACATCTTTGGAGGCACGATAATCGAACAGGAAGAACAAGAAGAACAGGAAGGAGAATCAAAATGAAAGATTTTGTACATGTAGGAACCAACAGTTATATAGCAGTAGATGATATTGAAACAGTATCACCACCTGAATCTGCACCAATTAAAAGGTTGGTAAGCACAGCCAAAGATGAAGATCGTTGTGTAGAACTTACTTACGGTCGTAGAACCAAGTCTGTAATAACTTTACAGTCTGGAAAGATAGTATTGAGCTCAACTTTACCACAAACTATCATACAGCGTATAGCTGAGAAAAAATGCGATTAATCTCAATAAATTAAGATATCGACAAGCAAATCGTAAAGTCTTTTGAGGATGAGATTGTTAAAATAAGATTTTACGATTTTGCTTCAGTTATATATAATAGTTCAGGAAAGGAGGCATTATGAAAACAAAACTATTGGATAAACCCTATTGTGGTGTTAGAAGAGATAAAATTGACGATTTTTCAATAGATAATATCAATATTGATAGCTTAATTGTATTTCTTCATTTTATCAAAGAAAGGTACAAAATTTTTGTTAAGAAGGATATATTGAAAAAAGAAGATCCTTGGACAAAAGACGAGATATTAAAAAAGTACAGATTTTGCAACATTCGAAGAGAATTGGATAGAAATAGTAAATGGCTTATCAATAATATTTCAACAAATGATAACTTATCATACACAGAAAAGATTGTAAACAGCATACTATTTCGCTTGTATAACAATATAAATACTGCAGAAATTTTGAAATTGCCTGTGAATCATAGACAATATAAATATCTTGCAGAAAGAACAAAAAATCTACCAGAAGAGCACTTTATGACAGGTGCATATATGACTTCAGGTATGCTTAGAGTGTTTCGTAAAACAACAAAAACAAATGATTCTAAACTGAGTGTTGTAAGAATGGTACAATACATGTTGAAATTTTACTTATTAGACTACCTTATAAGCGATTTAATTCAAACTCAAGAAGATGTGTATTCAGTATTAAAATCTTATCCTGGAATTGCTGAATTTACAGCTTACCAATTGTTTGTAGATCTTACCTATATAAAGGAATTTCCTTTTTCTGAGAATGAATTTACAATAGCTGGACCAGGAGCTAAACAAGGTTTGAAATACTTATTTGATGACCAACACGGTTTAACACCAGAGGAGCTTATTTTTTGGCTCAGAGACAATTGGGAAGAGATTAACAACCTTAGTCACAATAACGGAGGAAAAACACTTCTAAACTCAAAATTTTTGGCTGTGCTGCCTGAAGAAGATCGTGTCATGAATGTTATGTCAATAGAGAATTGTCTTTGCGAATTCTCTAAGTATTACAAAACACTTAATGGTTTGGGGAGACCTAGGAAAAAATATGTAAGGAGTACAAGACCATGATAGAAGTTCAAGAACAACTTACAAAAGCCTTTAAACAAGTTAACATTCTTCATGATGCAATCAGCTATTGGTGTGAAGAAGATTGGAAAAAAGATTACATGATTCATCAAATCAATAACTGCATAGCTTGTTTAGAACAAATTGAGAACACTTTACAAGAGGAGGTTTACTATGATTAAACTTGAAGGACATCAAATTGAAATTTCAGGAAGCAATACTGAAATTGCTGTAGATCTTACTATGATAATACATTATGTAGACAAAGTATTCAAAAAACACATGTCTGAATACGACTCTAAAATGATAATTGCTGAGTGTGGTCGCGCAGCTTTTGAATTTGAACCTGACGCATATGGGAAGGAGATTTTAGAACATGATAATTAAATTTAAAGATAAAAAATATGTCTGGAGACCGACAGAAAAACTTCAGATTGGTATAATGATGATTATATTTATATTGTCAATGATATATGTTGAATAGGAGGCAAGTATGAGTACCTATACGAAAAGATTGTACGAGCTTGTAAACAATTCTCATAAGTTTGTACGGTGCTTTTATGGGATATGCCCTGAGTGTAAAAAACGTGTTTTTTCTATAGATGAAAAGGTTATGAAAGACAAAATCAAGGCAAGGTTCATCTGTAGTTGTGGCAAAAAGTGGCAGGAAACTGTATATTCTTCAACTATGAATAAGTACAAGTACCCACAAGCTCTTGTTGAAGATTACAGGGATAAGAAAAGAGGCTTGGTAAAAGTATTGAAGCGTGGTAAAAGAATTTGGTTGGTGACACCAACTAAAGTATTGTCTAAGGAGCTAAAACAATGAAAACAAAAGTAACAATTGTGTTCAAAAATGGACATAAAGCAGAGTATTTTGCTGAAAACTGTAAAGTGACTAGAAATAACCTCACTGGAGATTTATTGGGTTGTGAGTTTTCAGGTATATACAACAAAGAGCCTTTATACATTGATTTTAGAGAAGTTTTACTGATAGAATTTGAAGGAGGTACAAATGAAAGCAATTGATTATCTAAACAAAGCACAGGAGTATGCAGACAAGGAATCAGGGTGTAGAAAAGTTGCGGTTGGAGCTTTAATTGACCCAGCAAAACTTAAAGTATCTATTCTTGGAGCTAACATTAGCTTGCCTGTCTCTTGTAGAGTTAAGGGTTGTCGCAGAGTTGACTTGTATGGAGAGGATTCAAAAAATCATAGGTTGCCTTCTGATTGTAGGGCACTCCATAGCGAAATAACAGCTTTATCAGAAGCAGCCAGAATTGGAATATCAACAAATGGGGCAACTATGTATGTTACAAGATACCCTTGCGAAGCTTGTGCTAGAACTATGGTAAATGCAGGAATAAAAAAGGTTTATTATGGAAGAGAACAAGTTATTTCTGAAGAAACAAAAAATATCTTTAGCTCAGCTGGTGTAGAAGTAGTACATATAGCTGATTGGACATATGATGATACGGAGAGATGATATGAACCCAGAAAAACTGTTTACAGAAAAACAATTAAATACACTACATAAGGCTCGAACAATTTATGGTGGAAAAAATCAAGTGACTGTTGCAGCTGAAGAATGTTGTGAATTAGCTAAAGAATTGTTGAAAGCAATACGCTATGAAGATTTTAATGAAGCAGTTATCCACACAAAAGAAGATGTTACTGCAGAAGTAGCTGATGTAATAATAGTTATGGATCATATCTTGAAATTGTACAATATAACAAATTTAGATCTGATACCTCACATCAATTATAAACTTAACAGGCTTCAACAATGGCTTGAAAAAAGCGATAGTATAGAATACACCACGGAACTGAGGGATATATGAAATTTAATGAATTTAATGCTTTAATTGGACAGGACAGCTATGTACGTTGTTCAGAAAAAAAGAGAATTGACCCTAGTATTGTCAATGAAAAAGCAGCTCTTGATCACATTAACAATGGAGGCACGATTGGTTGGTGGGTTAGATCTGGGTACATAATTGTAGATATAGATGAAGGTAAAGAAGAAGCACTCAAAATCATCAAACAACTCAAACTCAAAACTCTTATGTGTAAAACACCCAAGGGTCTTCACCTATATTTTAAATCAACAAAAGATTATCCGCAAAAAGTCGGCATGATTTTGCCTTTTGGTCTAAAATGCGATTTTAGATGTGCTAATAAGGGTTATGTGATACTACCTTGGGGGAGTACAGAAAGAGCCTTTAACAACTGTAAAACGATCGCAGAAATGCCATCAGAGTTCACTCCTCTAATTGGATGTAAAGACAGTTTATTGAATCTAAAAGAAGGTGATGGTAGAAATTCAACTTTGTTCACTCATTTAATGTCATACAAAAACAGAGGAGCATCTGACTCAGATATCACACGTATGGCTGAGCTCATTAACAAATATGTGTTTAGAGAGCCTATGGAAAAGAGAGAACTTCAGCAAATCATTGAAAACACTAAAAAATATGAAGCTGAAGAAAGTTTTGATAATCCATATGTAATCTACACAGCTAAGGGAAATCCTTCACAGATCAATAGTAGAGCAATTTGTGACTATTTTGTAAATGAAGGAAACACATTTGTGGTAGGAGGAGAGTGTTACCAATACCAGAACGGAGTTTATGTAGAATCAAGCTCTTATGTAAGAAACACAATTAAAGATATGGTTGGGTACGACAATTTGATACAACAATCTAAACTTATGGAATGCTTCAGATTGATTACAGATGATACACGAATACAAAAAAGTTCTGTAGACTTAAATAGTCATCCTAACTTGATAAACTTTAGAAACGGTGTTTGGGACATAAAACAAAAAAAGCTTTTACCGCACGATAGTAAATACCTTCAGACTATACAAATTCCACATGAAGTAAAAGAATATGTGCCTTTTACTCAGACAAGACTTTACAAGTTTTTCAAAAAGACTCATCTTCCAAAAGAAGACATAAAGATGATTCTAAGATACATAGCTTACTGTTTAACAACAGATTTTGGATTAAAGACTTTTATGATTCTTGTTGGTCAATCAAATACAGGAAAATCTGTATTGATTAGATTTGTGGAAAATCTTGTAGGTAAACAAAATACATCTGCCCTCAGTATGCACGAACTCAACATGAGATTTTACCCTGCACAATTGTATGGAAAACTATTGAATTCTTGCGCAGACAACAAGACTTTGCCTCTAAGCAGTATAGAGAATTTGAAGAAGATTACAGGTGGAGATATGATAATGCATGAAAAGAAAGGCAAAGAACCATTCTTTTTTACGAGTTTTGCCAAGCTCTTGTTCAGCTTTAACCAGTTACCTCTTCAGCTTGAAGAAAAGTCTAATGCTTTTTACAAAAGAATGCGTGTATTGCGTATGAACAGAGAATTGTACCTAAACAACGATTATGTTAACGACCTTTGTAGTGATGAAAGTGTTGAAGAAATCATACCATACTTATTATCATTGCTACCTTTAAAAGAAATTCCACGTACAGTTTTATCAAACTCTTGTGTAGAGTCATTAAGACAAGACTCAGACAGCATACACGCTTTTATGTCACAGCATTGCGAACTTGATCCTGAAGCTGTGATATCTAAAGTAGATTTATACACAGCATACAGCGAATTCTGTATAGAATCAGGTAGAGAAGCACATAAAAAACAAGGATTCATGAGAGCTTTACGGTCTTTAGGTTACACTGAAACCAGAACAAAAAATCGTGAAGCAGCTTGGAAAGGAGTGAAATTAAAGTGAGTAAAGTGGTGTGGAGACCTATTCCTGGACACGAAGGATATTATTGGATCAATAATTTTGGAAGAGTTAAGAATTCTAATAACAAAGAAATAGCACGTGTTGATTGCGGTAATGGCGTATTAAAAGTGAAGTTACAATCTCAAGGTCAAATAGATGAACGATATGTATCTACCTTAATGGCTGAAATATTTCCTGAGTACACGGAGGAGAATTAACATGATAAAGTTAGAACTACAAGATTTGTTTACAAAAAATGTAATAACTAAAATATTGAAAAGAGCCAGTCATGACAAAAAAGGTGATTATAGGATCTACAATGCTTATAGACATGAAATTGAAGATCTTGTACTCAGTCCTAAAGAGTATGAACAGGTGATCAGAGAATTAGCAAAGGTATTAAAGGTGTAACAATGAAACATAAACCTATACACATAATATCGATCAACAAAAAGCAAGGATTGAAGTTATCTGATTTAGAGATGTTTTTTCTTGTCACCCAAGACTTTATACAGAAGCAACTAAAAAATGGCAGAAAAGGCAAGAAATTAACTCCAGAGGACAAAATAACTTATGAGCAAATGCAAGGTATTTTATTTACTTTACATTCTCAATTTGGTTTGAAAGGTTGTTTCAGCTTTGGAGTTTGCGAAACTTGTTCAAATTTTGATAGTTCTATGTATTCTTCTGGGTTTTTAGGAAAATGTAAAGGTAAAGATGTACATTGCTTTGACTCATGTAGCGAACACTCTGATCAGGGAGGAGGTTTTGGGCTATGAAATATGCAGTAATTGACATAGAAACTACTGGATTGAATAGATTTAAAGATGAAATAACTTATATCGGTGTAGAATTACATAAAGATATTAAAGAAAAAGGAAAAAAGACTTTCATATATGATTATGCAGATAAACAAGACCGTAAAAAGTTCAAAAATCTCTGCAAAAAGCTGAGAGAACGTAAAGTGAGAACTGTGTTTCAGAACGGGAAATTTGATACCTTATTTATTGAAACTAAGATGGGGATTAAACTACCTATACACGAAGATGTTATGCTTATGGGCACAGTTTATGATCTTGCAGACCGACACGGATTAAAATACATGGCGCAAAAATACTTAAATGTAGAAGATTGGGACATAAAAAACAAAGACAAACTGTCAGGCGATTATGATACAGTAGTTCCTTATCTAAAGTTAGATCTTAAGTACACATGGGAACTTTTTGAGTATTTTGCCATTAGACTGGGTAGCGAACAACGCAAGTTGTACTCTAAATTATTGATAAAAGCTTTTCGCATGTATAGAGATATTGAAAGAAACGGTATTTATTTTGACATAAATAGATTTCAAATAGTTCAAAAAGAATACCTTGAGAAAGAACAGAATTACTTGGCTCAGCTTAAACAGCATTACGACATAAACTGGAACAGTCCTCAACAGAAACAAGAAGTTTTGTTCAGCAAAGAAAAAGAAGGTTTGCCTGTGTTAAAACTTACACCAAAAGGTAAACCCTCAGCAGATGCTCATGTTATGAAAAGATTGGCTGGTCAGGGATACGAATTACCGCAAAAGATCTTAGACTACTCAGCTGTGAACACTCTTAACAAAATGTTTTTGAATCGCTGGGAAGATGATGCTTCATATGATGGTAGAATACACCCAAGTTTTAACCTCACCAACGTAGTGTCTGGGAGAACTTCCTGCACTGACCCAAATTTACAACAAGTTCCACGCAACAAAGATATACGGTCATTGTTTACAGCTCCTGAAGGTAGAATTTTCTTTGAAGCAGATTATTCGCAGTTAGAGTTGAGAATTGCTGCACATTATAGTAATGATCCCACTATGTTGAAGATATATAATGAGGGTGGAGATATACACACTATGACCGCAAGTTTAATGACAGGAGGTAGAGAACCTACCAAAGATGAAAGGTCAAAAGCAAAAGCTGTAAATTTTGGATTTCTATATGGTATGTCAGCAAAGAAGTTTGTTGAATATGCTTACGACTCCTACGGTCAAACTTTTACAAACGCAGAGGCATCTGCTTATAGAGATGCGTTTTTTGTGAAATATAGTAGATTATTGCCGTGGCATAAAGAACAGGAAGAGTTGTGTGAAGCTTTAGGTGGAGTTGCTACTTTGTTCGGAAGATTCAGGAAGCTTCCTAAAATTTACAGCGACAATAAGTATGAGCACCTTGAGGCTGCTCGTAGAGCAATAAATACACCTGTTCAAGGAACAGGCTCAGATATATTGTTGTCTGCAGCTATAGAAGTTCACAAAAAATTATCTCCTTACGGTCTTAAAATTTGTGGTACAGTACACGATTCAATTTTAGGTGAATTTAATGAAGAGGATAAAGATTGGATTGTTCCAGAAATACAGGAAATAATGTCAAAACCAAAAATTCTTCAGGATTTTGGCATTAAACTAAAAGTGGATCTTGAAGCTGACATAGGTCTTGGTCCATGGGGAAGTAAATAACACGATTTTTTGTAAAATTAAAAGAAGAAAAAAGATCTCATGTTTATTATCAATAAAATTTACAACTATTTCTATAATTTTGCGATTTTACTTCTTTGAAGTTTTACGGCATAATTGTGTTATAATAAAAGTTACAGTTCAGATTTCAAAGGAGGTAAAAAATGAGTCTGAAAAACATTAAAAAGGGTGATACAGTTATTGTAAAAGGTTTTACAGGAATTAAACTTGGAGTCTTTGATGTAGCTAAAGCAACAGAAAAGAACATTACTGTTGAAAAGAAAGACGGCAGTCTTATGATTTTCAGTAAAAAGTCTGGAAAGCAAACAAATGTTGAAGAAGGCAAAGAAAAGTATGCTAATTCAGTAATGGAAAATGATGGGAGTTATGTAGCTCCTAAAAGAGGAAAGAAAAAAGCAAAGAAAACTGTTGAAAAGCCAAAGAAAAAAGAAGAGCCTGAAGAAATTGAAGATCTTGAAGAAGATGATGATTTTGAAGAGCTTGATGATGAGGAAGAGTAAATGATTACAATTAGCTACAGCAGAATGCAAACATACTTGAGTTGTCCTTATTCACACTATCTCAGGTACATAGAAGGAATTGTAAAAAAAGGTAAATCAAGACCGTTGAGTTTTGGATCTGATTTTCATAAGTTATTGGAAGTTCGCAAAGATAAATCTAAAGTAAAAAGTGTTTTCAAAATTCAAAAAGAGAGCTATTATGATCTTGACTCTAATAGCCAAACTGAGCTTGGAGATAACTATCTTGAAGATCTTAAGACTATTTTCACTGATTACATGAAATTGTACAAGGATACATCTTTACCAGATCAAACAGAGGTACCATTTGAAATTATTATTGGAAAGTACCATGGAGAACTTGTTGTTTTTAACGGTATAATAGATGAGATCTATAACACAGATGAAGGTGTAATAATAGGAGAACATAAAACTTTCAATCGTAAACCTGATATGACATTTATTGTTATGAACACTCAAAAGTGTCTATATTCAAAAGCTGTTGAACAAATCGCTGGAGAATTGCCTATATATGTTCAATGGGATTACATAAAATCAACTCCAGCTCAAGAACCTGTATGGTTAGACAAGTCTCAAAAGTTCTCTGAAGCCAAGAGTAATAACATCACACCCTTTTCTTGGAGAAGAGCCTGTATATCTAAAGGTATAACAGACAAAGACAATCTAAAAAAAGGTGAGGACTTGTACGGAGGAAATATATATAACTTCTTCTTCCGTTTACAGGATGATGTAATTCCTCAAATGGTAGATGAAATTTATGATGGGTTTCTATACACAGCTAAAGAAATAGTTTCTCGTGGAGAAAAAAACAAAACTAGACATACAGGTACAAATTGTTCATGGTGTGAATACAAAGACATTTGTTATGCAGAATTAACAGGTGGAAATGTAGAGTATGTTAAATCTAAGGATTACACAGAAAGGAGTAAAGCATAATGCTGGAAAAAGCTGTTGGAATTGACAAGTTTTCACAAGGTAAACTTGTTGCTCTATACGGAAAAAGTGGCTCAGGGAAAACAACTCTTGGAGCCACTTTCCCGAAGCCTATGTTGTATGTTAAGATTGGTGATGATGGTGGAAGTGTGATTAAAGATGTAGAAGGCATTGATGCGATAGAGATATTTTCTGTAAAAGACATCAATGTACTCATAAAAGACCTTGAAAAAGATAATAAGTATGAGTCTGTATTTTTAGACACTTTTACTCTCATTGTTAATGAATGGAAGAACGAAAACATTGTTGAGAAACGTAAAAAGATGACTCAACAATCCTGGGGAGATCTTCTTGTAGATACTGAAGAAATTGTAAGAAAGTTACATAAATTGTCCAAGAACAAATGGGTTATTATCTCAGGTCATGAGGTAACGGATACAATTGAAGGTATGGAAGATGAATTGCTTCCTGATGTACGTATGGCTGTATCTAAAGGTGCTAGAACATATCTTGAAGGTATGGTAAATTATGGGCTTCACACTATCGTTATTGAAAAAGAAAAAGAAAAAGATGGGGAAGTGATAACAGTTGTAAAACATGCAATT